GTTGGTCCTTCCCACGGAGAAGTAAGTACTTCTCCTGCAGAGCGCTTCTCCCCACACGCTCATATGCAACGACATACCGGCATCCTGTCACCCCAAGGATGCCTAAGTCTCCAAAGCTTGATTGCTATTTGTCGAACACTAGGTGGACGACAGTCGGAGACTTTGAGCTTACTCGTCATACTGAGGACGTTGTCCAAAAACCGACGAGTTAAGCTCTTACTCAAGGGGAAGGAGAGAGAGGGAAACACCAGCAGTGGTACAGCTAACGCTGAGACCAAGGCTGTCGGGAACGACGGTCTGGGATCCCGAGCTTCATTGCTCGCCCTTGCGGGTGGCTCTCCCCTATCGAGGGTGTTGGACCGTGCACTGGTAAGCACACCGTCACACCCTTCGATAGGCACAACTCCCTCCAAACGGTCTAAGTGCCCAAGGTACCTTAAACCGAAAGGAGAGAAGCAGGACTTGGAGAGGGAGCGGCGTATGGTACGCCGTATCTGCGGTTTCCTGCAGGAGTCGGAGGAACTAAACTCCGGGGAGATTAGGATCCCCCTGGGGAAGATCCGCCATCTTGCAGATGAAGCTCGACTTAACCGTCTTCGTGAGGGTGACCTGTTGGTTCAGTCACTAGTGACTGCTAACAGGCTTGCCCAGGGGGAATTCCCCAAGGGTAACACCCGACGGATTAAGGAGCTTAAACATCTGTGGCTGGATCGGTTCCGTGAACTCCTTTCCGCCCATATTTTCGGCGGCAGGAAGCAGATAAGCCAGTGGTGCTTTTCCATCCGCGAGTATCTTGCGGCTCGGAGCGCTCCGAGGACGGTGCGTCGGACGGCCTGGTTGGCCATCCCAAGGCCGAGGCCAAATCCTACCATGACGACGAATCGTCTGGATTTAGCCTCCTCTTTAAGCCGAGGGATCCCTGACTCTGCAACTCAGAAAGAGTTGGAGAAAGGGGCTGTTGAGTCCTTCGCACGGGTTATTAAACCACGACGTCCTCATTGCCCTAAGTTCCTAGGGAAACTTGGCAGCTGGGTTGAGAAGTTGTACTACCGGCGCAGACATGATGTCGCGCAGCGGGTAGTACTCCCTTCTCTCTCTGGCTGCTATGACGTCCCAAGAACCCAGGGTGGAGCATTTCGAGTCCACAGTCAAACTCTTGTGGAAAGAGCACCAACCGCAGATTCACTCGGGAAACCAGGCGTCAATCCCTTAGCCAAGCTCCTCTCGTTGAAGCTAACCGCGAGGTTCCTAGAGGAGAAGATCATCAGTCGCTTGCAGGACTCTCTGACCTTCCTGGCCTTTGATGTCGACGATGGAGTCTCCCAAAGGGAGATTCCTGAGTCCGTCATTGACCAGGTTGAGGCCAACCCGTCCCACTTAGCGCATCAAGGTTTCTCGACGCTTACACCAGAGGTGTACGCCGATAACCAAGATGCCGTCGGTGACGTACTGACGATCCTCATCCCAGAGGTGAAGGCGTTTTACCGCGCATTCTATACGCGTCTTCTGTGTGCGTTCCGGCTCGTGCTCGGCTCGCCTCCTGGATCCTTCCCATGGAAGGTTCTGGAGGGGCTGGAGCTGAGCCCGGAAGCGCGTCTCTCTCCGCGTGCATCTTGGCTTTATGCCAAGTGCTTGGAGATGGATAACGTCTACACCTATGAGATTCCTCTAGGCCTCGAAAGACTCGCCTCCCTCAGGAAGGGCCTCGTGCAGAGCGCACGATTGTCCCAGGAGGAGTCCGCTTCGTCCTTCAATAGGATGAAAGCACTCTTGCTCGAGGAGTCCTCTAAGAGGTTCCTTCGAGACTACGGTAGTGGTGCCCTGGATAATTCCACTTGCTCGTTAGTCAGCAGAGCTGAAACGCTTGCAAGTGAAAACCAGGTCCTTCCCGTATTCAAGGTGCTTCCTATCCCAGAGAAGGCCGGGAAGGTTCGGGTAGCGTCTCTGCATGAAGCTGACGAGGTTTTCCTCGCCAGGCAGATCACGTCTATCCTACTTCCCGTTCTCCGCGGGGTCCCGGAGTGCAGTGCTATGCTCTGCGGCGAGACACCTTCTATTAAGAGGTGTTGGCCTCCGAGGCGGTTTGCTTCAACGAGAGGGGTCCTCAGACCCGGACGCTTGGTCGTGGAGAGCACGGACCTAAGCGCGGCTACAGACCACATGTCGGCAGAGGTGACGTCGACGATCATTTGCGCGGCATTAAGAGGGTGCGGAGCACCCCCAATGCTTATAGAGTGCGCAAAGATCATCTGTGGTCCTCACCGAGCCGAGCTCAATGGGATCCAGAAGTCGACGACCACCGGTGCCTTCATGGGTCTGGGCCCGTCCTGGGTAGCCCTATCACTGGCTAATGTCTTCGCCCTGCGATCTGCTGGGGTTCCTGTCGGAGCAGGAGTTATCTGCGGCGACGATGCATCTTCACTCCTCACCTCTAATGAGGCTGAGAAGTATCACTCCTTCCTCTCCAAACTTGGATTGGTCGTGAATGAAAAGAAGACGCATAACTCCGTTGTCCCTCTTGGAGGATTCCGGTTAAACCGAGAGATCCCTGGGGTGTACGGAGTATTTTGCGAACGCCGCATACAGCTCCGCGCTCTCGCGATCCACCAGCGTGGAGGTCCGAGGGGCTCGCTCTTACGCCAGACGACATTTCGTGGCGTCTTCAAGGATTCTGTCCGAATTGCCGAGGCAAATGGACTAACCCAATCCGACAGACCCACGAATGAGTCGACTTCTGGCTGGCTTGCCGTTCCGAACCTGATCGCAGTTCCCGCTAAAGGTCGGTGCCGTCACAAAGTGATCACCTCCTTAGCGCACACCACAGCTCGTCGGTTGGCCTTGTCAAAGACAGGGGGCCCTATGGAGCTAGGTGGCGGAGGTGTAGGTAGGGTCAACGCGACTTCGGTTGCGAATCTCCTTCTCAAGGGGCCGATTGCCCCACCGAGGTTTACGGTATCCGCGGCACAGGAAGATCGTACAAGAACCTTACGGTTGCTTGCAGAGGATCTTTGCCGTTCGGAACCCGCGTGCCCGGCTGAGGTTCAGCGAGAGCCCCTTTCTGCCCTCCTGGCAGAGGCGGCTTCCTTCCTCAACAGCAGAGACACCGTCCTAGGTGACTGGAAGAGTCCACCCAAGGTTTTAAAACCTAGCGTGGCACAGTCATACCTAAGACGGCGCAATGCAGCTGCGAAAGGTCACCACCGGAGGCTCTTCTCCCTCTTGAAGGAGTCTTCGTTGAGCTCTAGGCTCAAGTCATCCGTTGCCCATCACCTACGGCGCCGAAATTTTAGGCGGGCGGCGAAAGAAATAGCAGGATACGACCCGTTGGTCTGTAGAACTGCCGAGTGTTTCCGCTCTCTCGTTCCGAGGTCGTTCGGTCGGGTAGAAGCTTTCAAAGCTACTGCCCTGGACCGCCCAACCTGGACCCTTGCTACTGACACATAGTGCCA